GGGTCACCTAATAATTCATCTTGACGTTTTCTCCAAGCTTCATCTCGTTCAGGATGTACATACCAAGGTAATTTAATAGGTAAGAAGTCATTATCTGCTGACTCTGCTGCTACCCAAGTTTTATGAAACCAGTTACCAGTACCATAAGGAGTTGATAATACAATTGCACCACCACCAGTTGCTAATGTTTGTTGAGCAGAAGCCCAAATTTCACCTATTTGTTCAATAAATGCTGCCTCATCGACTATCAACAAAGATACTGCTTCTGAACGACCAGCATCCGAACTTGCTGAAGTGGCTTTAATTTGAGAACCATTACTTAGTCGTAATGATAATTTATTATTTTCTTCAGCCGTTATTTTTAACCAAGAAGGTAAATTATCAAACATAAACTTAACCTTCGTAACCATGTTACGAGCAGTTTCTTGTTTAGTTGCAATACAAAGTACGTTTTTGTCTTTATGAAACAACATTAACCATAAAGAATAACCTGCGGCTAATGTTGATATACCTAATTGACGAGACTTTAGTACAATCGAATAAGGATTGTCTCTAAATAAACGTAATGTTTTTTCCTGGAATGGGTATAAATTGAAGATTACTCTGCCACGTTGAGGGTGTTGAATGTGACAGTATTTTTTCATAAAGTGGGCTGGATCTTGAGCGCACTTTAGATATTCTTCTCTGATTATTTGTCTTAAATCTTGACTCATATTATTTGGAGATCTGCCAATACACCCCTGCCTTAAGCATAGGTTCAAAACGAGTATTGACTCCTACTCCTGCTCTATAGATGATTTTACCTTTTCTTTCATATAAACCATCTAAGGAAATATAACTTGTTTTACCTACACCTACTGAAGGGCCAGCAAAAAGGGCATGTTTTCTAACAACCTCTTTTGTTATTATTTTTTCAATTTCTTTGTATCGAATTTTATAATCTATACTTTTATCTATTTTATATAAAGGATTTTCACTAACTATTTCGTATTTTACTTTAATTTCTGTTGAATCATTTTTTATAACCATTGAATCTCTTGTTAATACAAAAGGAATTGGTTGATAAACAGGGATAGAATCATGAATAGTATCTGTTAGATAGATGGTTTCCCATTTGGGTTTATAAACAGTTTCTTTTTTAGTAAAAGTATCCCATTTGTATTTTATTGTGGTTTGGGTATCTATTTTAGTAATAACAGTATCACCATTACATTTAGTAAGCCAAACAATTACAGCAATTAATATTGCTATCACAATATAAGGAAAACCTTTTTTCATATAATATTAACCAACTAATCCGTCAGTATCAATTTCAACGTCTCTTTCTTTGAATGCTTTAACCAATTCTGGTTTTTTAATGAATTGTTTTAGGGCAGCCATTTTTTTAGTACGTTCATCTCCTTCGTCCATATCTTTGATTTTTTTAACTAAAGTTTTAAGTTTAGTTTTAAAATCTTCAAATTCAGAGTTTGATATTTTGAATTTAGAAACAGTTTTTACTTTTTCTTTTGCTAATTCTGCTTTGGTAGGTTCTCTATCTTCATCATCTGATTCAGCTACTGAAACTGCTTGTTTTGTTTTTTTAGCTTGATCAATTGCTGCTTTAACTGTTGATGGATTTGTTTTTTCTGATTTAGCTATAGAAGGGATATCAGAGGTTTCTGTATCAGGACCAACCATTGTTACTTCAGATAATATTTCGTAGATATATTCTTTGATTTCGTTTTTTAAATCAGATTTTCTCATGATTATAAATATCAACCAAAAATTGTCTCTTTAATTTTTTCAATCCGTTCTTCAGTTGTTCCTGATATTTCAGCAAGGTTTTTAATACGAAGTTTATTTTTTTCTAAATTTAATTGAATAATATTATCAATAAGCTCTCTGTATTTCAAGTCAATTTCTCTTACTCCATTATCTTCCATTTCAACACCATCAGGAGAAACATAAAATATATAATCATATTCATGAAGTAAATTTTTAGCTAAATCACAAAAAGTTTCTGCCTCATAATAATTAATTGATTGAGCTGCTTTAGTAAATGACATAACATCAATTACAGTTCTATCTGTAATAATATTTTGATTCATTAATTCAGCAGCTCTTTCTGCCAAAAATACAACTTGACCTTTTAATGTCGAATCAGTATTCAATGGAATACCTAAATCACGTAAATACTTTGAACGTTCAGTTGCAAAATTATAATCAGCAAATTCAGGTAATTGCTTTAAAGCATTTACTAATGTAGTTTTACCTACACTCATTGTACCACATAATCCTATTTTCATAATTAACCAGCGCTTCTTGAATTTGTAATTGATGGATTTTTGAACCATGGTAATCCCTCACGATTACGTCTTGCTTCTTTCCAGCCATCTTCAGTATATTGAATACCATGAATATAATATTCTCTTTTACGTTCGTTGCCTTCAGGAATTAAAGCAGGACCTTCCCAATTATGTAGTTTACCATCCCAAACATAAGCAATAGTACCATCTGCTTTTTTCAGTCGTTTACTTGGTTCGTATTTCGTATTCATAACTGTAATATAATAAATTTATTTTAAAAAGCCAAATTTTACCAATGAACTATATCACCATGAATATTATCCCAAGCATCCTCTTTTTTAATTAATTTGGAAACAGATAATATCCCTTGTGCTCCTGAAACTGTAATTCCTCTTGCTGATAAAGCATCACCAACAAAATGAACATCTGGATAATCAATTAGAGCTAAATCACTTGGGTAAACTAGGGGTTCAGGTGAAAGATATTTTACCTCAGGAATGTAAACTCCCCAATCATCTTTAAGAGTCGGGAATACTTTTTTCATATCCTCAATAAAATCCTCTATATAATTCCAATATTCACCCATAACTTCTTTTACACCATCTAAGAATTCAATTTGGAAAGCATTAACTTCTTCACCTTCAGATGTTTTAGAAGGAATACGAGAGGGAGAATAATATAAACCTCTACCTCCAAATTGTAATTTGTTTACAACATTACGTGACCATTCAAAAGGATTATTAATTCCATTGATTTCCATCAAAATACCAAAATTAGTCATATCGTTTCTGTATTTTGGATCTTTTTTAGCATGGCCATTATAAGACAAATCACCATAAGTTTCCTCTACAGCAACATAAGCAGCATTGTTGTTTGTACAAAACGAACGTAATGAAACACCCTTATCTTCAAATTTACGATACAATTTAAAATCGTAAGAAATATCAATTAGTTTTTGGAAGTGATGTTGTGGTGCTTCGAATCTTACTCCAATTTGAACTGATTTTGGTTCTGTTTCTAGCTGGTATTCATCTTGAATTGATTGAGCAAAGTCAATACCTGATTTACCTACTCCAAAAATAAGTTGGTCGTATTCTAAAGCATAATGACCTTCTTTACCTTTAATAGTACGATATACTAAATGAGATTCAAAATCAACTTTAAATACTCTTTCATTCCAAATAAATTGTACATCTTTAGAAACTAAATAATCATACCAATTTTTACCAATTTCATGTAGATAATCAGTTCCTACGTGCCAAACAGGAAACAATCTCAAACCAAAATATGGTTTAATAAATTCTGGTTCTTCCTCTGGATTTGAACATTGTACTTCCTCTGGTTTGGGATGAAAACGTTTGAAATTATTGATGACTTCATCCATTAATTTCATTGCTTTCTTTTCACCAACATACTTAGATAATTGACCTCCGATAGCTGTATGGTAAGTTAATTTACCATCAGACCAACCACCAGCACCTAAAAATCCAGTCATTACTTCTTCAGGTTTTCTGTTATAAGGATCATTACCCATATCAATAATGGTAATGTCTTTTCCAGGATAACCATTGTCTACTAATTTGGTTGCAGCATTAACACCTGCTACACCTGCTCCTACGATTACTATTTTCTTTGCCATATTTAACGTTTTAATATAATAAAAAAAGCTGTGGTCTCAAAATTGAGGCCACAGCTCTCTAAAAATTCTTTTTAAGCGACGGGCTATGAATCCGTCTATAAATTAGGCAGCAGCTATCTTTTGCCCAATGTCTAATACTTCTTTACCTTTAAGAAGAGCTAAACCTCCTTCAACTCCTTTTTGTACTATTCCTGATGCTTGTCCTGCTTCGTATCCTGATACTAGGGCTGCTCCTATTAAAAGAGATCCATATATTTTATGGGCAGCATCATATAATGGAGTTGTTTTGTCTAAAGGATTTTGATCATTGTATTTTGAAGGATAAGCTGATTTGAGCCAACCTCCAATTGATTCAATATAATATTCTTCTAATTGATGTCCTTTTTTCTTTAAAAATTCACCAACTTTGTTTTTATCTTTTCCAAATACTTTTCCTATTAAATTAGCACTTTTACCTAAAACAGAAAGTAATCCAGGAGCACCAGTTACTAAAGCACCTAAAGTTAAAGCACCAACCTCTTGTAATTGACCATCTTCTGTTGAGGATTTTACTTTATCTGCTTCTGCATTTATCATATCGGCTACAGATTTCATTGTAGCAAATAATTCATCTTCAACATCAACCTCAGTCATTTTTTGTTTGTATTCGGCTTCAGTAATGATGCCTGCTCTTTTTTGAAGTAATAATATCTCTTCTGTTAAAATCATGATTTGTATATTTTTAATTTTAGTGTTCCTGTTCCTTTAATAACACGATGCCATTCGTGTTTTGGTATAAATATGGGTTGATTTATAGAGGTTGGCAATTGATTATCTAATTGTAATTTCCAATCTGTTTCACCAATTATTTCAACTGTTCTATTTTCATCATCACGATGCCATAACAATTCTATTGGGTCTATATTTTCGCTGAATTCACGAATAATATAAGAGTCGGTAACTTCTAGATCTTTATATGGTTTCATTCATATCATAATAAAATGAATCCCCGTCCTCTGTTATCCATCTATCAGATTGGTTTTCAACAGAGGGTAATTCTGTATCTACTTTAAATTGTTTTAAATCTTGTGGAAGTGATTTAGTTACCCAGTTTGAATCTTTCCAAAAAATTCTATTATTTGGCATACATAATAAATAACCTTCATCTGATTCAAATATATGGCCACATTTATAGTCTGTAGGTTCATCACTATAGGGATTGTTAAACCAATCTACTGTAAATAGATATGTTCCCCAAACTTTACTTCCATCTCTTAAAACAATTTGTGCTCTATGATAAGCTAAAAAACTATATTCTATTACAGATACGTTTTCACTAAAACAATCCCATAATTGTTTAAAATTAAATGGTATATCATTTGTAGGGATTTTAGTATATATTTCTGAAAGTGGAACTCTAGAGCGAACCATTCCATTATCTGTCATAACATGAAATGTTAATATAACTCCAGCACAAGACTGAATACCAAAAACATATACATTATAAAACTCATCCGAATCTTTATAATTTTTTGTAAAATATGATTTACGAACTAAAGCTTTAAAACTTGGTATATTTGAGTTTAGCATTTTTTATTTCTCATAAATGATTAATCTAATATTTCTAATCTTTCTTCTGCTACTTTATAATCTATTACTCTAAAAAAGTCATTAATATAATTTCCTCTTTGGGATTTATGTTTTAAATAATAAGCATGTTCCCAAACATCCATCGCAATTAGAATTTTACCTTTAAAGTCTTTATCTAAATATGGATTATCTTGATTAGCATAAGATTCTATAACTAATTTATTTCCTTTTTTAATTAAAAATACCCAACCCGAACCAAATTGTTTTAAACCAGCTTCTTTAAATTTTTCTTTAAATTCGGAAAATGAATTAAAGTTTTCCTCTAACATTTTTCTAAATTTAGTTGAAGGTGCTTTATAGTCAGGTGTCATATTTTCAAAATACAAAACATGGTTATAAAAACCACCACCATTATTTCTAATAATATCATTTTTAGGATATTTACCTAATATTATTTGAATAGCTTGAATCTGGTTTTCAGCATTTACTCTGATAGATTTTTCGTCTAATTCAGCATTAAGTTTATCTGTGTATCCTTTAAAATGTTTATCAAAATGCTCTTCCATAGTTTCCTTATCTATATAAGGTTGAAGAGAAGTATATGAATAACTTAATTTAGGTAATTTAAATTTTGTATCTTTTGCTTCAGTTAGTAAATCTAATAATTTTATCATTTTATTTTTATTTTTACCAGAATCCTGAAAAGTTAGATTTTAAACCTAATAATTTAGCGTAACGAGGTAAACGACAAGACCAGTAAGATGCTTTGGTTTTATCTTTTTTATTAGGACAATCGTGACGTTTTGAAAATGCTCTACGCGCCTCAGGATTATTTATTTTGGCTGATAAACCTGATGTATCACCAAATGATACTTTTTTAATTTTTCCACCAGGTGCTTTTACGTAAACATAAAACTTTTTAGAACCACCACGTTTTGGTTTATTTAATGGAGGGTTTTTCTTTTTAGCTTTTTTAGCTTCTTCTATATCTTGTCCCTCAGCTAATTGTTTATCGTATTGTTCAACCTCATTTTTAATATCCTCGTAATCATTGAAATCACCTGTTTTTATAAATTCAACAAAATCTTTAAAAGTACTAAAATCTAAAAAGTCTAATAATTTAGCGTCTTTATAAACACGACGAACTAAATCCATTACTCCAGAGGCTGTTAATTTAACTTCTTCAATATTTTCTTCTTCCATTATAAAATCTAATGGAACTTTTTTAGCTTCCTTGTTTAATACTTTTAAATCAGATTCATGATATGATTGATTTCCTTCTTTTGTTTTAACAACAATAAAAGAACCTTTAATATCTACTACCTCACCTGATAATCCACCATATTCTTTGGATGTTTTAACTTTGTCTCCTATTTCTATTTCAGTTATGTAGCCAAATTCACCTAAATGGGTTTCAGTTAGTATTGCTAAATCATCACCTGAAAAATCTAATATACCACGAGTGTATAAAGCTCTTGCTTCAGCCCATAAATGGAAATAATTAGTTGAGCCAGCACGATAAACATGCTCAGTAAGCGGTTTTTTATTGTCTATATGATATTTTAATCCCTCAGACAATATCTCACGCGGAGCTAAACTTTCGTTTAATATAGGCGCTTTAGTAGGTTTTGTTGCTTTACAACAATCCGTATTTTCTAATGTTTCCCTAATTAATTGTTTTAAATCCATAATTATAAATATTAACTAATTTTACTAACAGATAATCCTAATTTATCAGCATCATGGCCTGGGCTATTTTTTGTGGTATGTTTAACTTTAAAATTACCAGATTCTATTACATATACTTCTGCTTCTAATGTTTTAGGATTTAAATTATATTTAACGTATTTTACCTGAACGTAATTATTGAATAATTCGTTGAAATTAA